TTCAAAAGGAAAGCGTGACTAAGGCGGTCTTGGATTTGCGCCATGACGGTTTGAGCCACACGAAAATCATTAAACTTATTAAGTTGTAAAACCGATACATCGCCGTCAGAGCCTTGTACGATTGCTCCGTTTGGAGCTTCCGCTAAAGTCTTCGCTCTGGTGGTTCCGTTTGGATTGACCATGAACAACACCTTGGCGGCGGCGGCACTACCTTCAACGATCGCTTGGGTCAATGACTCTAACGATTTAAGGTCGCCAATATACTCTTCAACAAATCCTCTTCCGTAGTCTTCTCCGTCAATACGTGTGTATCTCAACGGCAACCAAGGAGACTTATCAATCGGATACGATCCTTTGGTCTCTTCTATGACGATACCTTTGACGTCCTGTTGTACGACGAACTTGTTTCCTTCGCGTACAACCGACGTGTAAAGATCGCAGTTGTTATCCTTTGATTCTTTATAAACTTCTTGTCTTACTTCTTCTGGAAGCATGAACGGCGCTACAGTCTCCTTGACGGCGATATGCGTGACGTTCCCCATCGCATCACGTTTTACAACGTAACGGTCAGGACGAAAGACTCGCATACCGCCGTCGTCGGGGAGATAGAGTAGCGTGTTTCCTGTGATTAAAAGGTTCTTTAAAGCTTCGAAAACGCCGACTCTAAACGCCTCTACTTCAACCTCTTGCGACACGGCGCGTTCAACTTCGCTTAAAGCTTTCTCAAGGTCGGTACGGAGTTGTTCGCCTCCTTCTTCACCCATCTCAGCTTTCGCTTTATCGAGTTCATATCGATCGATAGCTAGGCGAAAGAAAGGCGCGTTAGGTGGAAGCAACGCCATCAAGAGTTTAGAAGCGAGGTTATTGACGCCTCTAGCTCCGATACCTTGGTAGGGTGTGTAATACTTCGTGTGAGGCCCGTGTCCTTCCGGCGGTAGAACGTATGGTATTGTCAGTTCAGACGACGTTCTAGCGCGATCAAGAAACGTCCACCGCGTATTTTCTAACTGCGTGTAAAGACTTTGAGCCGTTTCGTATTGCATAGGTAAAATTATTCGGGGTCGGGAATTACAAACCATGAAAAGTCCCAATTGACTATGTCAGCTGGGTCAAAAAGTTGATCGCATTTCCAGTTACCTGCCATTTTTACAGGGAATACGAGTTTGCCAAAATCAGCGTGGTCGGGATTGATAACCTCGCTCGGAGTGGCGTATTGGGTTGCGCCCGCATTTGGGATCGAAAGAGCCTCCCTTGCAGTGGCATCAACAACGTCCCACTCTGCTTGATTGTCACATAAAATAGCGCGTGTATTCATATCCCAAATTTATTTTTAGCGTAAGCCACTAATGCGGTTTTGTCAGCCGCAGTAACTACGGCATCAAAGATCAAAACTTCATAAATCCAACCCTTGAAGCGGTAGCTTGTGTTTTCAGTAGGCGCGAGTGTAGTGCCTCCAATTTGAGGAACTCGCCCACCCGCAAGCATTGCTGTACTCCATGATGCGGTGGTTTGCGTTATTGCACCCGTTCCTTCGGATGAAATGTCATAGGTGTTTGCCGTAGCATCCGAATAAAATTCTACCATTTGCCCATTGGTATTAGAAAATTGGCTAAGAGATGCCCCGCCTAGTCGGGCGTTTCTCATCGTGCCTGTGTATGAAGCGGTTGTTCCAAACATAAACGACCCATTTATTGCCCCAAAACCCAAAAGCTCAAAGTTTGAGTCCGTATCGGGTTCAAAAACAATGACTACCGTTTTGTTCGCAGTGGTATAATCACCAAGCCACTGAGCGTACCACAGTTCCAAACTCTCGCCTGCGCCATCGAAGTAAAGAGCGGATGCCGTTGTTGATGTTCCTCCCACTGTACGTGAGCTTACGAAGCTAGGTTGGCGCGATGCGGTTGGTTGGACAGCGTACCAATTATTAGCTTTGTCCTTCCAATAGTATGCATCATTCCCGTCCGTAACATTGCTATACGAGGAGTCAAGGACTGCACCCGTATGACTTGCGTCCAAATGGAACTGCGGTGCTTTGCTGACGCTATACGAACCATCAAGCGCATAGCTCGACGTGCTGATTGTTGCATCGATATTAAGTCCGTATTTTGCAGAAAGATAAGTATGGATCGTATCAAAGTCCTCGTCGGATATAACGGTATTAAATATCAACACTTCACAAATATACCCCGACAGTGCGGAATATGTCCCCACGCCCCCCAAGCTTGCGCCCGATCCAACAGACCACGTCAAGCCTGACATACTACGCCCGTAACGTTGGCGCTTATTGGTATAAAGCGTATAGTCGCTTCCGACCTTACAGGCATTTATAAAGGGCCTGCTCAGGGGAATCACGCGATAAGCGGAGTCCACAGCTGCCCCGCCAATCCTAGCGCTTAAAAAATTGGCAGAATATTCAGACCCTCCAAAAGCATCCGTAGAATTGGTCACGCCACTCGTTTTGACAAACTGATAGTTACTATCTGAAGTACCTACCCCAAAGCCACCCGATCCGTCCCTGCCTGGAATACCGACAACGATCATAGTCGCTGTTTCCGCAGAAAAGTCTTCGCTAGAAAAGAAGTCGGTGTCGGATAATATATCATTCGATCCATCAAATTCCACCCCTGCTTTGCCACGCAATAAAGATGATCGGAAAAGCGGTTGGTTAGTGACTTCGGTAAAGTCGTTGTTATTACCCGAACGATCACCCCATGTCGCTACGGATGCTCCATTGGACGGATTGTTACTGGCATCCGCGCCATCGAGTATGGAAGCGTCGAGGTGTAAGTTAGGGACTACGCTAATACCATAATCGCTATCAAGGTCGTATGCGTAGGAAGCGCCACCTCCTCCGCCTCCTCCGCCGCTTGCATCGAACCCATAAAGAGTACCGAATGCAGGACGTTTGAACGCAGAAGGAAGCCCTGTAATAGCGCTTGGCTTCTTTGTTGTGGCGTCTGGAAATGTTAGCGACATAATTATTAAAGTGAGTCAGTAGTGCCTGTAACGAATACGGAGTAAGTACCGTCGGTTCTAGCTGAAACGTTTCCACGTATCTTTTCGTAGTGACCGTGATCGTCACGTATTACGACGTTTCCGTCGGCGGTTACTGCTTCGCTGTGAATGACGCGGAAGGCACCGCCGATATAAGCTTCAACATCTACAGTCGCACCGCTCGTTACCGAGGTAGATGCAATGGTAAATGTCCAGCCTTTTGCGCGTTCAACGCTGAAGGACGAGCCGGCTCCTGTGGCACTAACGCCATCAAGAAGCGTGATCTTCTGGAGTGATTTAAACATAGTTATTCTTTCTGATTTATAGGTTTACGTAGGTAAATTTACACCGCTACCACTTGAGTAGTTACCGCCCATTGATGGACGTCTTGTAAGTTGTGCCGTACCTCGACGCTTCTTTGACCCTGAGTTACGAGATGCCCGTGAGGGTTTTACACCCTTCGTTCTCGGCGTCGGTGGTGGAGCCGGAGGAGGGGTTATTATTTGCGGAGGAGGAGGCGGAGATGACATTCCGATGCACATAATTATTCTTTCGGTGAAATGATTGTTGTATGTTGTTCGTCATAAACGTCTTGTAAAAACTCTACGACTTTTCGTTGTCCGACTTTGATCCAGATTTCTCGTTCGCTATCGCTTGGATCAGGACAGCGTAAAGGGAACCGATCGCTTAAAGCGTCGATTAAATCCTTGCTCAAATCGGGTAATTTTCTTTCAATAGGGTACGTCACTTATATATCCCCTAACGGATCGAACGGTTTAGGGCGAGCTAAATCTTCGTCTAACTTTCCTGTAACTTGTTGGATCATAGGACTATATTTCGCCTTCTGTTCGTTGGAAAACTCGGCGGGCATCCATAGATATTTAAGTTGTTTATTAACGGGATCGTACTCTTTGTGCTGTATCAGATACGCCATCCACGCGTTTGTAAGTGCCTCTTGTTCAGAGAGTTCGGCGTCGCTGTAAGCCCTAACAACTGTGTCCCAAGTCGCTCCGTTATTGTCGAGTAATCGGTTTGCTTTAACGCCGCCTACACCGGGAATACCTTTGTATCCATCGACAGGATCCCCCGCCATTGTTTGCATAAGGTGATACTTATTAGCGTCTTCCACCGATACATCGTGTATTTCATCGCGATTAAAATCGTAGAAAGTACACGGTACAGATTTAAAATCTTTATCAATAGATACGATGATCCGCTTTTGATCGGGTGTAAGATCGGTTGCAAGGATCGCTAAGACGTCGTCTGCTTCGAGGTTGGGATAGATAACCGTTCCGTATTCCTCTGCCATCCAGTCGCGTATAGGACTAAGACCAATAGGTGCAAACTTAGATCGTCGGTTTGCTTTGTACATTGGATTTAGTTTACGTCGGAAGTTGTTCTTATCGGAGATAGCGAGAATAAATTCTTCGGCTCCTGTCTTTTGTTTGAACATATCCAGACGTTCTATGATCCACGTCTTAGCAATCGCTAGGTCGCTATGAACCGTCCATAAGTCTTCTTCCCATTGGACGTTTGCTTGGGCGGTGAAGGCCGATTGGTAGGCGAGTACATCGGCGTCTATAAGTAGTATCGTTTTCATTGTTTATAAAATAAGCTCCAGTTGTTTTGATATTGTTTGAATTTGGATTTGGACAGCGGTGCAGGACAGAGATTAATAGTCTTCATAGTTCCGCATTCCTCACGTGGGATGATCCACCAATCGCTAGTGGGTAAGACGTAACAAACGAGTAGATCAATATCCCTACTCATCTCTGCTTTATTGGTACAACCCGCGCCTGTGCAGACCTTATAGGCTTTACCTTTGTAGGGAACCGAGGTCGATTTAACTTGGACTTTTAAAAT